ATAGCTTTAACTTCTTTACAACTCCAATTAACATTAGTTCCTTGATCTCGTTCCACTTTACGTTTTTGTTCTAAACAATCCGCAATATTAGCTTTAGGAGAATATCCTTCTAATTTTCCATTCATATACATTAATAATGCAAACACAACTTCAATCATTACTTACCTCTGATTGAATCTAATTCTTTCTCTAGTTTATCTACTTTCTTTTCTAATTGAGCTATTAATACTTTTGTGTGTACGTTTTCTTCTAATTGTTTAGAATGTTTGTCAATTGATTTAGCTTGATATTCTATTAACATATACATCTCTTGATTTTTTGGAGTTTGTTCTGCCTTTTTCAAAAGATCTTGCGCCATTAATTTTTCATTTGTTTCAAGTCTATTAAGTCTTTCAACAATTCCAAAATAAGTCCATACCGCTACAACAATGGCAGATATAATAGCTACTATATTTTTAACTGGTAATGCTACACTTGTTTGGTCACTTAATTTAAATTCACTACTCATTTTTGAACTGTTTCTGTCATTAAACCTATTCTTTTACTGTTTGTAATTGGAATGTATTTAATAACTCCGTTAATATATTGTTCTACTTCTTCACCACACAGAGAACATCTGTAGAAATCTTTATATAAGAATAACAAAGGTGATAGTAAATTGCAATAGGGACATATGCCATGTTCTATTCTGGCTCCTAAATGTAATGGTTTTCTAAATTTTTTTGTTTTCTTTGGCATCTATTTGATAGAACATATCATCGGTATCTTCTAACTGCCAACCTTTATTTTCGACATTCCATTCCGTAGTTGTAACCTTATAGTCTGGCCAATGTGTAGAAGTAGTAAAACTACCAATGTTCCACAGAATACGATTATTAGGTTGAGCTGCATAATTACCGTTATCAAGAGCCAAAATATGTGCGCACTTATGTTGATCAGGAATTTCGGAATGTTCAGTATCCAAGATATTAGGTTCTGGATGGGCCCAATCAATTGTAAATAAATATTCACCATGTATAAATTTTTTATCTTTACCTAAATATTTACAGCGCTGCCCGATTAAAAAATCAAAAGTAGTAACAGCAGGATAATAACTAAATGAATTCCACAGCTCAAGATCTTCGAGATCTGGAGATTCCATTTTTCCCTGATGCATAGTACCGCTGTTTCTTCCTTGAAGAAAAGCACTGATAGGAAGCCGCCAATATATTGCACCATTCGTAAGTAAAGCATGAAATAAGATCGCACGCCCTGGAATGCTTGCAATAGCAAAGACCACACAATCTTCAGTTTCGCCGTGATGTTTTCGTAAGTCATATAAATATTCTCTCCTTATTTTACAGTATATAGGTGGTATATTAGCATTTAAATAAGACATTGTATATTATTTAATATCGCCCCAATTACTTCCACATTCATAATCTACTTTATTTGGTATTTCTAATTTAATAGCTGATTCCATAATTTCTACAATTTGTTTAGCTTGTTCACTATGTTCAACAGATACATCTAATTCATCATGTATTTGTATGTGAGGTATAATTCCATTTTCACTCAATGCAATTATAGATAGTTTAGTCATATCAGCCGCTGATCCTTGTATTAATCTATTTAATGCTTTGTATGTTCCAGCTCTTTTAATTCCATGTCCATATTCTTTTAATGCTTCTACATGTGGTTTAGGCATCCCTGCACCAAAGGTAGTTGGTTCCCAAAGATCAAAGTGACAAACTCTTCCACCTAAAGTTCTTATTCTTCCAGAATCATCTGCTCTTCTTGATACAGCTTGCATCAATTGTTTAATGAATGGAGCTTTAGCATGGTACTGTGCTATCAATTTTTCTGCTGCTTCTTTCATTAACCCAAGTTCAGCCATTAATTTATTTTTACCCATTCCATACATTAATCCAAGATTAATTGTTTTAGCTTGTGATCTTTCAATACCAGCCATTTTTGCAACAGCACTATGAAAATCTGCTTCACCTGATTTATATGCGTTAGCAATTTCATCTATACCATCTAATTTTTGTAATTTAGCATAATGAACTAATATTCTAGGTTCTTGTTGTGAGTAATCAAATACTCCCCACTTATGATTTTCTTCTGGAATAAATAAAGATCTAATTAATGGACCTAATTCTTTATGTCTTACTGGTATTTGTTGTAAGTTAGGATTAGACATTGAAAATCTTCCTGTGACAGTTCCACCTTGATCAGATCTAATTTGATTTATGTCTGCATGTATTCTTCCTTTATGAGAATGTTTTACGATCGTATCTATAAAAGTTGTGTGAGCTTTATTTATTTCTCTTGCATATGAAATTCCTTGTGCAATTTCATTTGGATGATTTGATAAAAAGTTTTTTGTAAAGCTAGGAGCTCCAGTTTTTTCTGTTCTATCATATGGTAGTTTTAAAGCATCAAACACTTTTGCAATAGATGCTGCTGACCATAATTCTACAGAAACACCAGTTAAGTCTTTGATTTTATTGATTATTTTATTTTCCTTATCCATTAATTCTTTTTTAATTTTATCTGCTCTTTCAACATCAACTCTTACACCTTTGAATCTCATATCTACAAGACATGGAAATAATCTTGTCTCTGTATCAAATATGGTCCAAAGATCTTGATCAGATAATTCTACTTTCATTCTATGCCAAAGTTTTAAAGTTGATTCAGCATCTCTTTCAGCATACTGGCCAACAAACATAGAGGGAAGTTTCCACATATCTTTTTTAGCATCTATTCCATATTCTCTTGCTGCTGCTTGTAATACAGCTTCATCTTTACCTATCCCAGCATATTCTCTTGCTAATGCATCTAATCTAAAACTCCATCTATTTTCATTTACTAATGATGCAGCAATCATTGTATCTACAATTTTAACTGGAGGAATTATTCCAGATGATCTTAACCAACATATGTCATACATTGCATTGTGAAATATAAATGTAGAGTCTTGTTTAAATAAATCTTGTAACCAATTTAAAACTAATTTCTTATCCATGTTGCCACCACCTTCGTGAGCAATTGGATAATATGCAGACCAACCTTCTACAGCTACTGAAATACCAACTATCTTACCACGACCAACCACGTTCCCCGATCCAAGCTCTGTTAACTCCGGATCACATGTCTCTAAATCTACAGCAATTTCTTTATGACCGCGAAGATCTTTTAGTTCTTCGGGTACCACCCATTCTGTTTGTGGTGTAAATAATATTTGTTGAAACGTTCTTGTCATTTATCTTTATAATCTCTTTCTAAAATCATTTCCAAATAATGGATTGCTTTTAATATATCTTCCTTCTTACCTTTTAATTTGTGTCTACAAATGTATTTAATGGCATTGCCTTCTGCAAAAGGTAAATTGTTTTCGTTAATAAAAACAGATGGCTGTATTGCCATTTGTTTATAATGTTTACCACCTACTTGTCTAAAAAATGTTTTATTGCTCATATGATATACGCTTTGTTAAAATCTCTTGGGTCTACAATGTGAAGTTCTTTTTTAGCTCTAGTGCAAGCTGTGTAATATAATCTATGTAAATCATCTGGATCATCTTCGCTTTGTCTTACAGCGGCAGCAGTTAGATCAGTTAGAATACAAATATTGTCTTGTTCACCACCTTTGAATGAATGAATTGTAGACAAAAGAATTCTAGGGGTCTTATTTATCTTCTCACCATTTGCTCTCATATTACGAATATAATTTTCTGTAATTGTATCAACACCTTCAAATGATTCATACCATACTTTATTAGTAAGTAAACCATGATTTTGCATACAGTCATTTATTAAATACTTTTCTTCTGCTTTTAATGTTTTAGCATCTCTGTATCCAGGAGTTACATTGGCCCCTAAATATTTATATATGTTTTTTATTTGGAGATAATTTAATGGTGTGTTGTTTCTAAAGTCTTCCCAATTACTTAATGCAAGTAATAAATCTAATGATATAGAATTAATTCCTTTGTATTGATAATACCATCCTTGTAATTCACACAATTCTTTAACATCATTTAAAAA